ATGACAAGAGCAGAAGCAATAAAAAAGGTTTGGGATTTGGTAACAGAGGACAAAATAAGAGAAGCAGAAGAAGTTGCACGTAAATATAACGTGTGTATGAACTTCGGTGAAAACTATATAGCTGTCGAAGACGATGTGTTTTATTTTTAGGGAGGAAAATGACATGAAGAAAATCGAGGAAATCAGGGGAAATCTTGTAGAAGCAGGATTCTACAAAAAAGAAGACATTGAAAAGATATGCGAGATCGAAAGAGCGTATCTTGAAGAGTGCCGGGATATTGCAGAACAGTGTGAAGCGGAAGGATATCCGGCGCACGGTAGTAACTACGACCTTAGATGCGCCGAAGCTCGTAAATACTATAACGAGCAATTGGAAGCCATTGACAGCAAATACGAAGAGGAGGAATAGAAGACATGGCAGTAACAAGAACATGGAAAGTATACGGAGTAGAGGGACACAGACAAAGAGAAAGCTTTTGCGATTCTCAGAAATATGATTTTTCAGAAAATGGAAAGGTCAGGATTTTGGAAATTCTCAATTCTGATCAGACCGGAACAAACGACTATTCGATTGTACGGATCACAAGACAAACAGCAGAAGAGTGCCAGGAAGAGCTTGACGGTCAACTGTCAGACGGAATTTTTGGAAATTCAAGATTCGGTAAAATTGAAGAAATCATTTAAGGAGTTGCTAAATGTTAGAAGTAGAAAGAAACATCATATTCAATAAAGCTGGTGGAAATGCCGGAAAAACTTCATATAGTTACAAATTATCGCTCCCGGCTGATGCTATCGAAGCATTAGGAGCCACACCGGAAGACAGGGGCGTGATAATGAGGATAGAAGAGGGGAAAATAATTATAGAAAAAGCATAAAAGCGGTCATTATTGACTGCTTTTTATTTACAAAAAAATATGTGAGTCCTACTTCTATACACCTTTTACGGTAAAATATATAAAAAGATCGTGGGAGGTGTATTTTTTGTACCGTGAAATGAAGAATTACGAAAACCAACAAAAGTATATTTTTGATGGCGTTGGTCAGTATGGCATACCAAAGATAGAACCTACATCATACAAAGAGTGTAAATTTATAGGTTTTAACTACGCAAATACTTGCAAGAAGCCGGATGGCAAAGGGGTACACTTCTTCCTGGATGATTACCAATTTCTAAGACTGTGGACACATCCAGATAAATATATTCCGATGCTGAGCAAATTTGATTGTGTCATGTCGCCAGATTTTAGCACTTACACGGATTTCCCGAAAGCTTTGCAGATTTACAACCATTTTCGCAAGCATTGGTTAGGTGCTTATATGCAGATGTACGGTATAGATGTGATACCTACAATCAGTTGGAGCGACAGAGAATCGTTTGAGTGGTGTTTTGACGGTGAGCCGGTAGGAAGTGTAGTAGCGGTATCCAGTGTTGGAGTAATGAACAGCAAGGAGCGGAAAGCACTGTTCATGGACGGATATAATGAGATGCTGAAAAGATTGGAACCTAAGACAGTGCTGTTTTACGGACAGGTGCCGGAAGAATGTGCAGGAAACATTGTAAAGATTAAGTCGTTCGGAGAAGAACTGACAGAAAGGAAAAAGAGGTAAATAAAATTGGGCGGTAGAGGTGGATCAAGTAAACTGGGGGGGGGCAAAGTAATGCCAGAACACTAGAAAAAACGATAAGCAAGTACAGAGATGATGTGGAAAAGCTAAAAGGACGAATGGCAGCAATTACAAAGCAATACAAACCTTGGGAACTTCCAAAAGAATATTACGATGTCCAAAGGGAAATGAACACCAAAAGAAACACGCTGAATAAAGCACTTGATGAAATGGCAAGCAGAGCAAAACGCCAGACAAGCAAAGAGCGAAAGACATTCGTCAATGGATTTGGAGAAGCTACACGGAGAGAAATCACATCGCAATCTTATAAAAGAGCGCAGAACCGATTACAAAAAGAAATAGATAGGAGATTTGAGAAGAGGTGATTTTGTAATGTATGGCTAAATTAAACGGCATAGCAAGAAAGTTGCAGAAAGCAATCTTACAAAAAGGTCTGGTTATCCGCATGGGAACAAGCCAGTTCTATTCCGTAGAACAGAAAAGACTCATTACCGTATACATATTGTCCACAAGGATAATGGAACGGAAGAAGAATGGGGAATGGAAAGACATGGATCTGGAAATCTTACGGACTGCATCGTTGTTGGAGATTGTAAATTGTTTGAACGATATATGGAAAGAAATGAAAGGAAGAAAAATATGAAGAAATTATTTATTAGTCAGCCGATGAGAGACAAAACAGACGAGGAAATTCTTGCGGTTAGAGAAAAAGCAATCAAAAGTGCAGAAAAACATCTCGGAGAACCAGTAGAAGTTATTGATTCATTCTTTCGATCTGCACCAGTAGGAGCAAAACCTCTATGGTTTATTGGAAAATCTATTGAACTGTTAGCTGATGCAGATGTGGCGTATTTCGCAAAAGATTGGGAGAAATACAGAGGGTGTAAGATTGAGAATGTTTGCGCTGTTGAATATGGGATTCCAGTAATTGAAGATTATACGGCGTAAGAGAGGAGAAAAGCTATGAAAGATTATGTTGAAGTAAGCGAAAAGACATGTTGTGAAGTGCGTAATTGCATGTGTGTAAAAGAAAAAGACGGAAAGGCATATTGCCGTGGCTGCGGAAACGTACAGCCGGAAAGGAATGAATAAATTATGATTATCACAGGGATGGAACACTTTCAGAGTGTATGTAAGAAGAAACTGGTTGAATGGTATAACAATAGTGGGAATATCCATAAAGGACCGAATGATACTCAGCCGATTGATCTAAGCAATGTGTTTATCGTTTGGTCGTGCAAAACCTTGCAGAACTACAAATGCCTTGCTTCTACTACGGTAAGTGGTGATGGAATTTATGCGGAGTATACATACAATGGAGACAAGCGGGAACTCTATGAGGATGTGTACCATAAAGTCACCAATACTTGCCATATGGAAGAGTAAGAACGCATAAAAACAGGTGTATAGATGGAAAAGATTAAGTTAACGCTAAAACAGAAAGCATTCTGTGATGAATACCTGATATGTGGGAACGCTTCAGAAGCCGCAAGGAAAGCAGGATATAGCGAAAAGTCAGCTGGGTTTATTGCTGGCGAGAACTTAAAGAAACCAGTAATTGCGGAGTATATAGCCAAACGGCAGAAAGAAATCGAGGATGCAAGAATAGCAGACGTAGCCGAAGTTATGCGTTTCCTGACATCTGTAATGCGTGGAGAGGTAAAAGACCAGTTCGATCTGGATGCGCCACTATCTGAACGTACCAATGCAGCGAAAGAGATCCTGAAGCGCAACATGGACAACCGCCGGATGGATATCGAGCTTACAAAGCTAGAAGCAGCATACAAGGATAACACAGCGGAAGAGGTGCATGATAACTTCATGGATGCCCTAAACGCTACAGCTTGCGAGGTGTGGACGGATGACGAATAGCATAGATCAGCGTATAGAGAATGTACGCAAGGGCATTATGAAACGCGCATCTGCCATGAAAGAAAAGGTTAAGAAGCAAGGGTTTGCTTTCAAGCCGTTCTCTGTTAAGCAGAAGCAAGTCTTGACATGGTGGTGTCCGAATAGTCCAGTCAAGGACAAGGACGGCATTATAGCAGATGGAGCTATTCGAAGCGGAAAGACATTGTGTATGTCATTGTCTTATGTTCTGTGGGCGATGGAATCATTCAACCAACAGAATTTTGGTATGGCTGGAAAGACGATAGGCTCCTTCCGGCGAAATGTATTATTCTGGTTGAAAATGATGCTTGCGAGCCGTGGATATTCGGTAGTAGACCACAGATCGGACAACTTGATCGTGGTAAGCAAGGGAACGACAACCAATTACTTCTACATATTTGGTGGAAAAGATGAACGATCACAGGACTTGATACAGGGAATCACGCTTGCTGGTATGTTCTTTGACGAAGTGGCTCTTATGCCGGAATCCTTTGTTAACCAGGCAACAGGACGATGCTCTGTGACAGGATCTAAATTCTGGTTCAACTGCAATCCAGATAACCCAAGACACTGGTTCAAGGTAAATTGGGTGGATAAATGCAAGGAAAAGAACATTATCTATCTGCATTTCACTATGGACGACAACCTTTCCCTTTCAGAGAAGATCAAGGAAAGATACCGCAGCATGTATGTGGGTGTGTTCTTTAAACGCTATATCTTAGGACTGTGGTGCGTTGCTGAAGGACTTGTCTATTCTATGTTTTCCGAAGAACGGCACGTGAAGAAAGAACACATGACCGGAGCACTGACCTATGTCGTATCTGTCGACTACGGAACAGTAAACCCGTTTTCGGCTGGTCTGTGGGCGTTTGACGGATGGCATTCACAGAGAGAAGCGGAAGTTTACTACAACAGTAGAGAAGTCGGAAAGCGTGTGGACGATGAAGAATATTACAAGATGCTGAAAAAGCTAATCGGGAACAGGCGTGTCGAATGTATTATTGTCGATCCGTCTGCCGCTTCATTTATCGAGGTCATAAAGAAATACAATGAATACAGTGTAATGGGCGCGAACAATGATGTCCTAGACGGTATCAGGGTGGTAACTACGATGCTGAACAAGGACATGATAAGCGTACATGAGGACTGCGAGGACAACATAAAAGAGTATGGTCTGTACGTGTGGGATGAAGAAAAAGGTGACGATGTCGTTATCAAAGAAAATGACCACAGTATGGATGATACAAGATATTACTGCTACACATTTTTAAGACGTAGATTAAGGTGGAGATATTAAGCATGGGATTTATAGCATGGGCGAGGACGGTGATTGACAGATTGCTTAGAAAAGATGCAAAGGACATTTTTAAAACGGACGTGTCGCTATCATCCGCAATGGAAACAGCAATAGCGACGTTTTACAACATTACAAGCGGAAATCCTCCGTGGAAAGACCAGGAAGACGAAGTGGACACGATCAACTTTGCCGGATACATAGATGATGTTACAGCCGGACTTGTGACGCTTGATTTGGATATTCAGATTGACGGACAGGGCAGAGCGGAATTACTAAAAAAACAAGCTGACTACGTACTGAAAGTAATCAGTGACAAGGTATCCGAGGGATTAGGCAATGCCGGTATCATGTTCAAACCAAACGGTGAGAATATTGATTATGTAGAAGCTGGCAACTTTGCGCCGACAGCAGCAGACAGCAACGGCGACATAAAAGGTTGTGTGTTCCGTACAATCTTAGACCGAAACGGATATAGATACACGCGCTATGAGTGGCAGAGGTACGAGGGTGAATTGTACCGGATCACGAACGTAGCATACAAAAAAAGAATCGGAAGTACTGGCGTAGCAGCTGGAATCGGCAGACCGTGTGACCTTGCAGAAGTAGAGGAATGGGCGGAGCTTGAGCCGGATGTATATATTGCCAATGTAGAAAAACCGCTGTTTGCATTATTCAAGAACCCGGCACCAAACAGAATTGACCGTGATAGTGCATTAGGCGTTCCGATCTGGTGCAACTGCATCAAGGAGTTAAAAGATCTGGATATCGCATGGAGCAGAAAAGGGACAGAGACAGAGGATAGCAAGCACGTTACTTATCTCCCTTACAGTGCTATACGGTATGCAAAAGACAACAAGGTTAAGCTTCCACGAACACTAAAAGGCGTGGAGATGGGCGTAGGCGTTAACGATGAAAACATGATTCATGAACACGTTGCCACCTTATTAACAGAACAGAGAATCAAAGATATCAATTCTATTCTCGCCATGATTTCTACAAAATGCGGATTCTCTCAGGGATTTTTCCAGTTGGATGAAAAAACCGGCATGATGACCGCCACACAGGTAGAAGCGGACGACCAGGAGACGATACGAACAATTAAGAACATCCGTGATGTTCTCGAAGAATGTATCAAGCATCTGCTATACGGATGCAATGTAATGGCAGATCTGTACAGTGATACACCGGCGGAGCTGTGGGAAAATCTGGAAGAATCAATGGTGTTTAACTTTGGGGACATCACATACAACTACCAAGAGGATGCGGCAAATTGGTGGAAATACAGAATCCAAGGAGATGTCCCGGCATGGATGTATTATGTGAAATTCGAGGGCATGAGCGAGGATGAAGCGAGACAGATGATTGAAGAAGCGAAAAAAGAAAACGAGCCGGAAGAGCCGGATCTGTTTAGCAAGGAATAGAGGTGATCTTATGGCAGTATCGACAATGAACATTTTTATCATTTGCGTAACAATTATTATCCTGTGCCTTATGAGCCGGAGGAAGTAATATGCTAACACCTGAGTATTTGCAAGATGCTACGGACGGAGCGGAGAAAATCGCGTCACAGATGCACCGGAACATTATGGACAAGATTATAGCCAGAATGATGTCACGTATTGGAAGAGGAGAAGATTATCTTCTCACCGCTACGGATAAGTGGCAAATCATGGTTTTACAAGATGCCGGAGAGTTGTTAGAGGACATTCAGAAAGAGATTGCAGACAAGACGAAAAAGCAGCTGCCGGAAATCAAAGCAGCTTTTCAAGATGCCGGTATCGAAGCTCTGAAGTGGGATCATGCGATATATGAAGCAGTCGGTCTAAACCCTCCGCCACTTGCGCAGTCACCGACACTGATACGGATTCTTGAAAGAGATTATGCGGCAACCGAGAAGATGTGGCGCAACTTTACGAGGACAACGGCAGAGGAATCGCAGCGCATTTTCATTAACGAAATGGACAACGCATATAGAAATGTGGTATCCGGTGCGGTATCGTATACAGAAGCGGTAAAAGAGGTACTTGATAAAGTTACAGAGAATGGCGTTAAAGTAACATATCCGACACAAAGAAAGTTGAGCATAGAAGCAGCGACAATGATGATTGTCCGCACAGGAATTGGACAGGCGGCGGCAGACATTTCTATCAAGCGAATGGAAGAAATGGAATGGGATACTATCCTTGTATCCGCTCATTTGGGAGCCAGAACCGGAGATGGTGGAATGAATCCAACTAACCATTTGTGGTGGCAAGGTCGTTTCTATTCCAGAACCGGGAAAGACAAAAGATACCCGGACTTCCGGGAAACGACAGGATACGGAACGGGCGAGGGATTGTGTGGATGGAATTGCAGACACTCTTTCGGGACCGGTGACGGAATCAACAATCCATTCGACATAGACAGCATAAAGAAAGCTGACAACTACAAAGCGGAATCCTTGCAGAAGAGACAGCGGATACTGGAACGCCGGATCAGGAATAGCAAAGGAGATCTGCAAAACATACAGACAGCTATAAACAGTTGCAGAGACGAAAAGCTCAAATTTGAGTTGCAGAACAAATACGACAGAAAAGCGGATACACTGGCAAGGCAGAAAAAAGAGTATTCTAAATTCTGCAAAGCGAACGGCCTGAAAGAGTATGCAGAACGCTTAAAAGTGGCAAATTGGCATAGATCGGAGTCGGTAAAGGCAATGCAAGGAGCAAAGCGGTATCAGGCAGCTAAAGGAGAATAAATGGAACAGTTAACACAATTTTTGGTGATCTGCAATGCAATCACGGTTATCGGTGGTGCTGTTGCTGTGATTTCCACGTGGAAAAAGCACATGGACAGTCCAAGAAAACAGCAAGATAAGAAGATAGAAAACATCGAGGGTAGAATTGGGAATATCGAGGAAAGCATATCTGACATAAACAAAAAGCTCGATAGCGACTATAAATCTATCAGGAACACACGTGAAGATATGAATCTACTTATGCGAAGTATGTTCAATCTAATCGAAAACAAGATAACCGGGAATAACATTGAGGGTTTAAAAAAAACGCGGGAAGAATTGGTAAATGCAATGACAGACAAGAAAGCGTGATTTATGGTATCATGAAAATATGTTCTTTTACACGTAAAGAAATCGAATACCTAAGAAAAGAATGTAATTTCACGCCCACAGAAATGGAACTCTTTGATCTGCGGAGCATGGACGTACCTCTGGAATTGTGCGCAGAAAAGATGAACGTGAGCTTATCCACTGTAAAGAGAATAAGCAGACGAATAAATACAAAGATCATAAAAGTGTGCTGATACTTTTGTGATTCTTTCTAAGGACTTTAACGAACTGTTAGAGTTCTTTTTTTATGCGTAAAATTAAAGCATAGAAAACAAGGAGGTGTTTTTGATGAACGGATACAGTCCATATTATATGCCACAAATGCAAAGTCCATATATGCAAGACCAACAGGTATTGCAACAGAGAATAGACCAGCTGTCACAGATGCAGAACCAGTACAAGCAGCCGGTGCAGACACAGCAGCCAAACGTAAATTGGATACAGGTGAACGGTGTGGACGGTGCTAGAAACCAGATTGTACAGCCGGGTGGAACATCATGGATGATGGATAACAATGCTCCTAGATTCTATGTTAAGTCTGTTGACAATATGGGTGGAGTGAACTTTAAGGCGTTTGAATTTAAGGAAATCCAGCCGAATGAAGCACCACAGCCGGTAACTACCGACATGGATAACCGGTATGTGACACGAGAAGAGTTTGAGCGTTTTCTGTCGAACATAAAAGCACAGACGGAAGAGAAAGGGGAAATGAAGCATGAGTAATCCGTTAATGGGAATGATCGGAGGAACAAGTGGGAATAACCCGTTCGGAATGATGCAAAAAATGATGGGATTCATGAGGGGCGCACAGAATCCGGGGGAAATGTTGCAGAATATGGCGCAGAATAACCCGAACATCAAAAAGGCTATTGATATGTGTCAAGGAAGAAACCCGAAAGATGTATTTATGGAGATGTGCCAGAAGAACGGAATGAACCCGAATGATATTGTAAACAAATTAAAATGATATCCTGGCGGAGTGCACACGCCTTGATAAATAAATGTAAAGGAGAACCAACATGAACGATGGTATGAGTACGTTAAGTGCTGCCGATGTAGCAGCAGTAACAAGGAACAACGACAATGGAATGTGGGGCGATGGAGGATGGTTCTGGATCATCATTCTTGCTTTCCTGTTTTGCGGTAACGGATGGGGAAACAACAACGGAGCGCATGACGCTTTTGTCTCTGACGAATTCGTGAAAAGAGATATCTTTAACACAAATCAGAATGTGTCTAACACAGCTTGCGAGACACAGAGAGACGTGTTAGAGAACCGCTATACCACACAGCTCGGATTACAGAACTTACAGGCTCAGCAGGCGCAGTGTTGCTGTAACACACAGAAAGAGATCTTACAGAGTAGATATGATGCGTCATTACAGGCGCAGAGTATGCAGGCACAGCTGGCACAATGCTGCTGTGATATAAAAGAAAGCATCTTAGCAGATGGACAGGCTACACGCCAGTTAATCCAGGATAACACGATTCAGAACTTGAGAGACAAACTCGCTGATCGTGACAGAGATTTGCAGACAGCATATTGGCAGATCTCACAGGTATCACAGACCAATAACATTATTGATGCAGTGAGACCGACACCAAAACCGGCTTATATTTCTTGCAGTCCGTACTTTGCGTATAACGCATTTGGTAATGGTTGCTGTGCAAGTGGGAATGTGATGTAAGTGAACGATATATCACTGCTTGACTTTCTGACAGTGTACGGAGTTGCTTTGCAGATAGCGAATTTTAACAGCGATCTATCACAGGCGAGTAATTCTGACATTGAAAAACACTTGCATGAGCAAGACAGTAAGTATTTTTTAAAAATAATTGAAAACCAAAACAAAATCATAAGCATGTTGGAACAATCCATGTCTACGAAAAAGTAGTCTTGCAAATCAAAGGGGTAGGCAATAGTCTATCCCTTTTTTGAAAGGAGAATTTATATGTTAAATGTAATTGCAAAAGCCGCGCAGACAGTTGCGGTAAATCAGAATGTTGTATTTACGAACACAAGAGTAAAAAGCCGCCGTTGCGCTTGCGCTAGTGGATGGCTCAATCACGATGACGGTAGCGGACTTTTCGAAGTAACCAACCGCGGAAATCTTCCAATGGCGGTAGAAGTAGAATTTAACGCCAATGTTTCAGCGGCGGCTGCAGGAGCGACAGCACTTACGATTGAGTTGAATGGTGAAGCAATCGGCGGAACTGAAATGGATTATACAGTTGCAACCGCAGAAGTATACCAGAACGTGAAAGCATCAACACTGATTGCGATACCGTCTGGAAGTAGCTTTACAATCTCTGTCGGAAACATTAGTGCGACTTCCGTTCTTGTGAAAGATGCAAATATCATCATCAAAAAGCTTGCCTAGAAAGGGGTGAGCTTATGATCGGATTTAAAAGTAAAATGGACGTAAGCACGCCAGAAGAGATTTTTTTGGAGATCAATAACCGGTTTATCGGAGCGATTATGATGCATGGACAATTTGCAGATTACTTTGATTTCTTGGGATTAAGAGGATACAAAAATCTGCACGAGTACCAGCATTTGGCAGAAAGCATAGAACGGCGAAAGGTATGTAGATATTACATTAACCACCACAATGCACTCATAAAAGAGGATTTTTCCGGCGAAGTGAATATCATACCGGATGCATGGTACACGGCAAAAAGGTTGTCTGTAGGCAAAAGTACCAAACAGAAAGCGGTAGAAGATGGATTTCTCGAATATCACAACTGGGAATCCGATACAAAATTCGTGTATGAGAAGTACGCACAAAAGCTCAGAGAAACCGGATCTGTAGCAGACGCTATTTTTGTAGAAAAATTGGTGGAAGATGTAAGTGCAGAGCTAAAAACGGTAGAACGGATGATTTCTGATCTGATCTCCGTTGGATACGATATGGTGTACATTACTGAAATTCAGCCGGAAATACAAGAAAAATACAATAAGAAGTTAAAAGGAATTGAGGTGGAATGAGATGGAAGAAGTAAAAAAGATTCTCAAAAACCAGTTGGATAGGGAGAAAGAATCAATAAAGCGTGAGCTTACGCTCTCCAACCTGGATGCAATCTATAAGATCACGGGAACGCTCTGCAATATCCATGAACTTGAATGTGCAGAAATGCCGACAGTACTTTCTGAAGCTTCAGAAAATCTGATTAAGAAGTACAGTAACGGAAAATACGACAAGAATATTGATGAATTATACAACAGATACATTCTTGCAAAAGAAGCATACAAGGAGAACGGAGATCAAGCGCACCGTGACAAATTGATGGAATGCGTTGGAAGATTGATGGTAGAGATTTATGATATGCTTTCCTCTATGGTCATGGATTCTGATTTTGCTGACGAGAGAAAAGAGATTCAAAAACAGATCAGAAAACTCGCAGATATGTAAAATGTGAGTACTACTTTAAAGATAAAAATGCAATAAAATAAAATAGGGAATCGGGAGAAAGATTTTTTCTTCATTGCACCTCCTTTCTTTAAGAGACTCGCTAGTGGAAAACTGTATCAAGGAACGGTCGCACGTTCCGGCGAGTTTTGGCGTTAGTAGCTAACGCCATTTCCTCTCAATGTGATATTGGTATGATTGCTATTTTTCTTTTTGAACCTCCCCCTACGAGAAAAGAAAAGCAGCGAAGAATATAGCTTAACGGTAAAGCACCCGGGCATCCGGGAGAATGGCGGTTCGACTCCGCCTATTCTTTTTTGGACAACCGAGTCCTATAAAACGGAAACCATTGGTGAACGGTTACGCACCTATAAATAACCTAATAATGGAAGGAGCTTATGAATGAAAACAGAAGACTTAAAAGAACAGGGTTTAACTGACGAACAGATCCAGTACATTATGAAAGAGTACGGGAAAGATGTTAAGAAGTTGCAGAAAGACAACGAAACCTTAACAGCTGATCGGGACAATTGGAAATCTAAAGCAGAAACAGCGGAAGAAACGTTGAAAGGCTTTGACGGAATCGATCCAGAACAGATCCAGAAAGACCTGAAAGAATGGCAGAAGAAAGCCGAAGATGCTGAAAAAGATTACAAGGAAAAGCTTTATGAACGTGATTTTGCGGATGCTCTTGGCAAGGAATTTGAAAATATTAAATTCTCTAGTGAAGCTGCAAAGAAGCAAATCATGAATGATGTAAAAGCAGCCGGTCTTAAATTGCATGATGGAAAGATTCTCGGATTGAATGATCTGATTGCACAGATGAAAGAATCAGACGCAACAGCGTTCGTTGATGAAAATGCAGATAAAGCGAAAGCGGGGGCTGCAAGATTCACAACTCCAAAAACCGGAGCTGGCGCAGGCGCAGGCGGTCATGTATCTATGACAGAGCTTATGCGCATGAAGAACGAAAATCCAAACCTTGATATTTCTTCTTACATTCAGGGCAAAAATGAGTAGATATTTTTTAACCCGGAAAAGTTACGGGTAGAAAGGAAACAACATGGCATTATTTGACCAGAAAAATTTTAATGGCGAGGTTTTTGGTGCGTATGTAGATCAGACCGAGAACCTTAACAGAAACGAACTGTTAAAGTCTGGTGCTATTGTGGAAAAACCGCAGTATGCTTCGCTTCTGCCAGATCAGACAGGCGGAAACTATCTAACCATCCCGATTAAGGCTAGAATCGGTGGAACAGCAAACAACTATGACGGTAACACAAACATTACCGCAGAATCGAGAGAAACCTATACACAGAGCAGAATCGTAGTAGGACGTGCGAACGGATGGACAGAAAAAGACTTTTCTTCTGACATTACAGGCGAGGACTTCTTACCGGCAGCACAGGAAATCGCAGAGTATTGGGATGACGTAGACCAAAAAACAATCCTCGCGATTTTGAAAGGCATCTTCTCCATGACAGGAGTCGGAAACGTGGATTTTGTCACAAAACATACTTACGATGTATCGGACAACGCAACAGAATACGGATTCAAGGAAACCACTCTGAACAATGCAATTCAGAAAGCACTCGGAGACAACAAAGCTAAATTCAGCCTTGCAATTATGCACTCAAAAGTCGCAACAGATCTTGAAAATTTGAAACTCCTCGCATACATGAAGTATACAGATGCACAGGGAATCGAAAGAGATCTGACGCTCGGAACTCTGAACGGTAGAACCGTCCTTGTGGACGACAATATGCCTACAGAGACAGCAAAAGCGAAGTACGTAAAGGCTAAACAGACCGATAAAGACGCACTGGAAGTCGTAGACACAGGAGCTACAAAAGGACAGGTTAACAAAGCAGATGTTTCTACAGATGTTACCGGAGCAAAAGCTGGTGACTACGTTGTCCTTCTTCCGGCTGGAGATGTCTATACAACTTATGTATTCGGTACTGGTGCTATCGAATATACAGATTGTGGTGCTAAAGTACCTTATGAAATGGACAGAAATCCAGAAAAGAACGGTGGAGAAACAACACTGTACTCTCGTCAGAGAAAGTGCTGGTCTCCTGTGGGTATTTCGTTTAAAGACGGAAGTATCATTTCCCCGACCGATGAAGAACTTGAAAAAGGTTCAAACTGGCAGCTTGCACAGAATAACAAGTCTGGTGCAGAAAAGTATTTCCCGATCAAGGCAATTCCGATTGCCAGAATTAAGACCAGAGGTTAGGAGGGACCGGCATGGCATATACAGATTATGCATTTTACAAAAATGAATATTACGGTGATGTTGTGCCGGAAACCGACTTTCCAAAGTATGCAGATCGGGCAAGCGACCGCGTGGATGAAATCACATTCGATCGCCTTGCGGATGGACTTCCGAACGATTCAAGAGCAAACAAAAAGGTGCAAAAAGCAGTCTGTTCTGTGGCTGAAGCACTCTACCAGATAGACAGCATTAAAAACACACTTTTGAACAATCTTGGAACAGTAGAAACCGAAGATGGGAAAGTAACCGGTAAAACGGTATCTTCGGTTACTGCCGGAAGTGAAAGCATTACATATTCCACAGGAATGAGTGATGCATCTAAAACGGTTTACGCACAGGCTTGCATGGATAAAAAAGTGGAAAATATTCTGATACGGCAGATTGCCGGAGAATATCTGTACGGTGTTACGGATGATTCTGGCGTGTGTCTGCTGTATGCGGGAATTTAAGGAGGGATACCAATGTTCGACAAGACGGTTACAGTATTTAACAAATACGTTAACCAAAAAGACGAAATTTATTGGTATCCCACTGTTATATCTGGATGCCAATTCGTAGACGACAAAGCGGCGAACGTAGCGAAAACAGGACTGGAAAACGCTGATGAAGCAAACTTGCACATCAGGTACACCTATAAAATGGTTGCTGATACTGGAAAGACGGTCTACAAAAAAAACGTTAGCGGAAAGGCTTATTTACCGCCGAAAGAATGGAAAGCACAGACCAATGATAAGTTGGCTGAGACTGTTACATTTTCCGACGGTGATTTCTTCATCGAGGGAGAATACTCCGAAGAGATTGTAAAAGATTCCGATTACGCAACACGTGTAGGTGGTGGATTTTATGACTATCTCAACAAGAAAAAGGACAACGTCTTTCTGATAACCAGTGTCGGGACGTACACGCTGATTCCACATTTTGAGATCGGAGGAAAATAAAATGGCAAGGCCAAAGACATTTCATTTTCCAAATTATCAAATTGTGCAAGGTGACATAAAAGCTGATATCAGTCTGGAACGTTTTGAAAAGCAGTTCCAGGACGCACAGTACTGGCTTGATGGACAGGTCTTTCAGAGCATGATTCCGTTTATGCCATACCGAGATGGAAATATGGCACATGTAGCGCAGATCCAAAGCGCATCCTTGCAAGGGTCTGGAAGAGTGATTGCTGCCGGTCCTCCTTATGGACGGTTCCTATATGAGGGACTTGTGATGGTAGATCCAGAAACAATGTCGCCGTTCGCGAGAAAGGACGCAAAGAAAGTTGTAACAGACAGACCGCTGCAATTCTCTAAGATCACGAATCCAGATGCAACGGATCACTGGTTCGATGCGGCAAAGGAGAAAGACGGGAAAGCATGGGTGAAAGGAGTGAAACGCATTGCCGGAGGAAAAAAGTAAAGTTAAATACGATGTTGATGGCTATGAGGTTGTAACTTCTGCAATTATGGATCTTCTCAATAGCTATCCAGGACTCTTGCCGGATGAAAAAATAAAATTCTCCACAGTAGAAAAGGATTCCGGTATCACGTGCTATCCGGTGAGTGGGGCAGTGATCGCACTGGAAAAGAAATATGTAACCGGTACAGTAGACCAGCTCTGCAACTATCCTTTTTACATTCTGTATCGCACGGCGATAGATGACGGAAATGTAAAAGCAGACATGAAAGAGTTCCTTGACGGACTTGGAAAATGGCTAGAAAAACAGCCTGTTACGATTGACGGAAAGACTTACACCCTAGAAGAATATCCAGAGCTTACAGAGGGACGAAAAATTGAAGAAATCACACGCCTTACACCATCGTATCTTGATAATGCAAGCGAAAACAATGTACAAGACTGGGTTATAAGCCTGTCACTAAAGTACAGAAATAAATTTAAAAGAACCAATTAACCGGCTATCGTTTGGAGATAGTCACTGACCGCGAAAAGTTAGCGGTAGAAAGGAATAAACATGGCTAAATTAAATCGTGAAGCTATGGCTCACTTCTTAGATTATAGTTTCAAACTGGCTGCTGCAACAGCAACATGGGAAATCATCGGTGAAGATATCGAAGATATGTCTGTGGAACTGAATCCAGACACTGAAACGAAGAAAACAATTCTCGGAAAAACAAAAGTTACAGACAACGGCTATGAACCGTCTATGTCTGCGGATCCGTTCTATGCAGATCCATCCTCTAAATTATACCCGAAAATCAGAGATATCGCACTGAAACGCCTGAAAGGTGATGAATGCAAAACACTTATGCTTGAAGTTATTGTGGAAGATACGTCAGATACAAAGCACAGAGCATTTGTTCAGGAAGTGCTTGTAAAACCGCAGTCTTACGGTGGTGATACATCTGGTGTAAATTTCCCGTTCGATGTAACGGAAAATGGAACAAGAACAGAGGGAAGCGTTACGGCAGAATCTCTCAAATCTGGAAATCCGGTATTTACCGCCGGCGAAATCGCTACACAGTCGTTAGAAAACGAGCGCGTACTTTCATAATCAGCAAGAAAACAAGGAGGTCTAAATGAGCAACAAATTGGTAAAAAGCAATGTACAGGGAAACAATATCATCATTGATGATGGTGCAAAGACATACAACATCAAGAACAAGCGCGGTCAGATGCTCGGGAAATTCACTTTCCGACCATCTGACACCAATATTATCGACCGATACGAAGAGGTGGCAAAGTTCTACGAAAGTTACCAAATGCCGGAAAAAACAGGAGATTCGGAAAAGGATGTCGAAAATATCCGCAAAGCTGAAAATGATATTGTGGAGAAGATCAGCTATCTTGTTGATGCAGATGCAAAAGAATCGTTCTTCGGAATCCTCGGAGCTTTCACTGTTCTGGAATCAGGAGAGCTTTTTGTAGAAAACGTTCTTTCCTCTATCGCTACTGTGATAGAACGTGAAATGAACGTCCGCACACAGAAAGTAAAAAAGAGAATGAACAAGTATGTCGCTAAATACCACAATTAGTGGATACATGGAAATTACCCACAACCCTTAGAGTCGGATGGAAAGAATACGAAATCCGTACAGACTACAGAGCCGTTCTGGATATTCTGATCGCAATGAACGATCCCGACATTTACGCCGGAATGAACGAACAGGAAAAGAACGCTGAACAGTCTATGACTATGTTGCAGATTTTGTACTTGGATTTTGACAGCATCCCTCCGCAACACTGGAAAGAAGCGGCAGAACAGGCTATAGAGTTTATCGACTGTGGTTTTTCTAGCGACAACAAACCAAAGCCGAGATTGATGGACTGGAATCAGGATGCACCAATCTTGATTCCAGCAGTGAATAAAGTAGCCGGTAAAGACATCCGCGCGGGAAAATATATGCACTGGTGGACGTTTCTTGGGTTGTTTATGGAAATCGGAGAAAGCACTTTTGCGACTGTGGTTGGCTTGCGTGATAAAAAGAAGCGTGGGAAAAAGTTGGAGAAGTGGGAACAGGAATTTTACAAAAACAATAAATCCCTTGTGGATTTAAAAGTGAAGCAAATTGAACGGAGCGAAGAGGAAAAAGAAGAGCTTCGTGAACTGTTCGGGTTTAAAAAGTAACCGGCTATCACTTGGAGATAGTCGCTGACCGCAGAAAAATAGCGGTAGAAAGGAAAAGTTATGGCTTATGCCGATGGTACTGTTATTATTGATACAGAACTAGATACTGACGGTATACAAGCCGGAAGTAAGGAAGTAGAAGCAAGACTTAGAAATCTTGCAAGAGAAGTAAATAATATCGGAGCAACCGCAAAAGCAGCACTGAATAAACAGATAGACGCTTTCGCAAAACTTAACAACGAATATGCCGCACAGGAGCAGAAAGTTGAGAGTTTGCGGAAAAAGGTTGCAGAATATGGCAACCAGAAGATTCCAACAGACGAATACAAGGAAATACAGGCGCAGATTTCAGAAGCCACAGCAAAGCAAAACCGCTTAATAGAAGCAAGGGACCGATACCTTGCAAATGGTGGAAAAACAAGCTCTGACACTTACAAAAAACAGACCTACGATATCGAAGAACTTGCCAACACTATCAAATACGCAGAAGGCGAATTAAAAGACCTGGAAGAAAGAGGAAAAGCGTTCACGACCGGAATCGAAACAAAAGAAGCAAAAAAAGACATAGAAAAGCTCGCAAAGGCAGAGCGAAAGCTTGCCGATATGAATAATCGGTTAAAAACGTCTTATGACGACATAACCAGCAAAGCAGAAGAGTACGGGGAAAAAGCAGAAAAAGCAAACAATAGGTCAAAAGTTTCCGCAAAGAAAGCATCTGGAGAATTAGACAAAGTTTCCAGGTCATCTGGCAGAGCAAGAATGGGACTCGGTCGAATGCTTGCCATGTCTCTCATGATGAGCGTTGCGTTCCGGGCGTTTTCTGCGATCTTTGGGGGAATCAAGAGCGGATTTGACAACCTTGCGCAGTATTCCGGCACGACAAACCAGAGTATCTCAATGCTGTGGTCAAGCCTTGTCAGGCTTCAGAACGCATTGGCTACTGCATTCGCTCCTATTCTTACAGTAATAGCACCTATCTTAACGAAATTTATAGATATGTTGTCTACCGCGGCAAGCTATGTAAGTATGTTCTTTTCTTTCCTATCTGGAAAGAGTACATACACAAGGGCGATAGCGGTACAAAAGAATTATGCCGCAAGTCTAGGAGATACGGCATCGGCAGCGAAAGACGCAGCTGACGCTACAGAAGATGCAGCAAAAGCCGCAGAGGACTATCTTTCGCCGTTGGACGATATCAACAGGTTTACCGCTGAAGATTCTTCCTCTAAATCGCCGTCTATTGGCAGTGGTGGATCCGGTGGTGGCGTTGGTGCAACGGGACCGATGTTCGAGGACGTAGCGATCACTGATATTCCTATTCTTGAAAAGCTAAAAGACATTCTTTCACAGATTTTTAAGCCATTCAAACAGGCATGGGAAAAAGAGGGAAAGAAAACAGTTGATGCTGCAAAATACGCTTTCACAGAGCTCGGAAAACTGGCAAAGGATGTCGGCAAGAGCATGTTAGAAGTCTGGACGAATGGAACCGGAACACAGCTTCTTACTACTTCACTTCAGATTGTTCAGGCTATTCTGATTACTGTAGGAAGAATAGCAGAAAGGCTGGACGAAGCATGGAATAAGAACGCTGTCGGAACGGCGATTATACAGGCAATTGCCGATATTTTTCAGTCTGTTCTCGATTTTATAAATAAAATAGCTTGGGCGACTGCTGAATGGGCGGCAAGTATAGATTTTTACCCACTTCTTGATGCAATAAGGAAGTTATTAGAATCTATCAGTCCTCTAATAGAAGCTATCGGAAATTTTGTTTTAAGGATATACAAAAATATAGTCCTTCCGTTCCTTACGTGGTTAATAGAATCAGCTATTCCGACTTTAATTTCTGTCGTAGCTGCGTTCTTTAATTTTATTTCTGAACACCAATGGATTATTGATGTAATTGGTGCGGCACTGATTGGCGCATTTGCAGCATCTGTAATCGTTCCGCTCATTGTATCAATTGTTGGTGCTATTGGAACGATTATTAGTGTCGTTGGTTCGTTGATTGCAATTATTGGATCTAACGGTTTAATTGGAGTTATTGGTACTATTGTATCCGCACTTGGTGGACCGCTTGCAGTAGCGATAGCTGCAACTATAGCTATTCTGATACTTCTTGTAACGCATTGGGATACCGTGAAAAATACAATGAACGCCATAAAAGACTGGATTGCCAATGCGTTTGTTCGTGACTGGAAAAAAGAGTTCGGATATCTCGGGGAATACTTAAATGCGTGGTTTAAAAATATAAAAAATTTATGGGATGGCATAAAACAGATATTTAACGGAATCATTACATTTGTAAAGGGGGTATTTACTGGGAATTGGCGGCAAGCTTGGGAGGGAGTACGGCAGATATTCGCCGGAGTTTGGAACTCATTTGATGCAATTGTAAAAGCTCCGATCAACGCGGTTATAGCTTTTATAAATAGTTTCTTGTATGCGATACAGGTTATGCAAAACTCTTTCGCAAACGCGCTAAACTCCATGAGTATCAGCTTACCACACTGGCTCGAAAAACTGACCGGTTTTAGTTCGGTCGGATTCAATGTTGGATATTGGAGTGCGCCGATGGTTCCATATCTGGCACAGGGAGCTGTTATCCCACCGAATAGAGAATTTATGGCAGTCCTCGGAGATCAGAAGAGTGGTAACAATATTGAAGCACCAGAAAGCCTTATTCGGCGGATTGTAAGAGAAGAAAGTGGAAACGGTAAGGGCAGCACATACAATGTAACCGCACAAGTAAACAGAAGAACGTTGTTTGATCTCGTCCTGGAAGAGGGAAAAGTGAGAAGAACGGTAACTGGAAGAAACCCGTTTGAAACGGTTTAGGAGGTATTAGATGGCACAAAATCATTTGAAATTTGGAACATACACGCCAACAGATCCAGACTCGGACGGATACCAGTTATCATTTGCCACAACCTCTTCTGATAAATCAGGGCGAACAATGCGAGGAAACATGAAGAATGCGGTGCTGTTCACGGTTGAAGCGTACAATCTTAAATGGACGGACATCGATGCAACGGTAGCAAGCCGCATTTTGAAAGAAGTAATGGGAAAAGACGAATTTGACTTTTACCATTTCAACGTTTACACGGCAATGTGGGAAACTGGAAAATTCTATGCTGCAAATTTCAACGCACCGGTGATTAGCATAGAAAATGGAAAAGAAAAATTAAGTGAATTGAGCTTTCAGGTTACTGGAATGAATCCGGTATTGTAAGGAGAATGGGATGAAAAACGCAAGTACATTATTGAAAAAGTACATAAAAACAGGCGGTGCATTCTATGCCTACGCTGTGGTTACTCTTGCAACCGGAGAAAAGCTCACACTTACATCTGACAATGATTTTATGGTAAGTCCAAACAGTTACACGGAACAGGGCGGAAGTGATGGCTTTCCGCTCGGTGTAGCTGTCTCTAAGACAATCACACTGACGATAGATAATATCGATGAAAGATATTCTAAATATGATTTTTACTACGCAAGAATCGCACTGTATACAGAAGCAGACATTGATTACCAGGCACTTAGAGATATCAACAATGACGTGGTAAAAGACATTGAAAATGATCCGATTCTTACATTTGAGCCACACATAGAAAGAATGCAAGAGGGTGTATTTACCGTCCTGAATCCGGTTGCAATTGGTGACGTGATCGAGCTGACCGCCTACGATGATATGTGGAAATCAGACAGAAGCTTTGCTTCTAAACTTACATACCCGGTAACAGCAAGACAGCTACTTGTAGAAGTGTGCTCCGCTTGCGAAATTTCACTTGGAAGTGCTACGTTCGTAAATGAAGATTACATTATAAAAAATGCACCTGAGAATGTAACCGGTAGACAGGTGATCGGATATATTGCACAGATAGCATGCGGAAATGCAGTGATCAGTAAAGGGACGCTGATGATAAAAAGCTACGACTTTTCTGCTTTGGGAGGAATTACAGATTCAACCAAACCGTCAAATCTTTCCGAAAATGCCGGATACCACATTTTCAAAGACTTCACGTCGGATCCTGACATTGATACAGACAATGTAATTATTACCGGAGTATCGACTACTACTGGATCGGGTGATGATGAAAAGACTGTAATATACGGAAATGATAATTACTGCATAAAGCTAACCAATCCACTTATCAAAGGCAATGAGAAAGCTGTGGTTAACTTTATCGGCAGAAAGCTTGTGAATGTAACGATCAGGAAGATCAGTGGTGACTTTATCGCAAACCCTACAGTTGAATTTATGGATCTTGCTTGTGTGGTTGATCGAAAAGACAAGGTATACAGAACATTTGTTACAACCCATGAATTTGAATATCTTGGTGGTTCTACAATAAGCTGTGATATCAATTCGCCAGAGAGACAGGCGGGTAAGTATTACAGTAATGCGTCCGAGATATATCAGACACAAAAAGAATTGGTGAAGAACAAAACAGAGTGGGAAAATGCTGTTGAAAATTTGAATGAAGCTTTAAAAAATGCTTCCGGAATGTACGAGACACAGGTTAAGCAATCGGACGGCAGCTATATATCATATATTCATGATAAAGCAAACCTTAAAGATTCCAAAAATGTCATAAAGGTAACATCTGAAGCTATTGGAATATCGAACGATGGAGGAAAGACATATCCTTATGGGATGACCTTGACTGGTGATCTGATAGCCAGAATTTTGTATACCATTGGAATCAATGCTGATTATATCAATTCCGGAACGCTTACTGTAAAGGACAAAAAAGGTAATATCACGTTCCAGGCAGACACAGAAACGGGAGTTGTTAATATCAATGCAAGTTCATTTTCTGTAAACGGGAAAACAGTAGGAGATATTGTAGAAGACGAAAAAAGCAAAATCAGGCTTTCTGCATCTGAGCTATCTTGGGATTCTGATTATTCCTCTATGACCAAGAACGGTAAGCTTACTTGTTCTGCAGCAGTGTTAAGCGGATCTCTTAGATGTGGCGAATTGGCTTACAAATGGATGGAGATGAAAGACGGAATACTTTCCGGTGGGTATAATACGTCACAGTATGGATATATTGATTATTCGGCTACCGTTTACGACATGGTAGATGATGTTTACTATCACGGGTTACAGGTGCAAGGAGGATGCCTGAGAATATCTGTCGAACATCTTTCGACCAGAAGCACTAGTTCGACAACCGATACGGCATATATCGGTACAACTGGCACTATGAGATACATATCAGCTATCAGTGATAACGGCGATGGAACAATAACATGGACTGAATCTAGTGTATGGTTTGAAAACGGTATCAATACAACTTCTCTCACGTAAAAGGAGCAAAAATGGATTTTGGAGAAAATGCTTTAGTAATAAAACAGTTAATTTATCAGTATGCAAAAAAAGAGTTTGTAAATGCGGATGCACCGATTTCTCTGCAAGCGCTTATTATGGAATCGGTTGCAATGGAGTTTCAGAAAGAAGCTTATAAAGAAAAAATTTTTAAACCTTTCCAACGACCGCCAGAAAAAGAGGAAAAGACAGGAAAACCAGAGCAACTTATAAATGTATTAAAAAAAGAAATAGGTAAAAATGCAGGAAAAGAGGATACTGTCAAAGACGGAGGTAAGAAAGAATGAAAGGGTACATTGCAAAAAAAGAATCATTTGCGCAGTTTTTAAGTAAAGATTCGCAGATGGACACGGCGCTTAAAAAAGGTTGTACAATTTACAGGGTGGAAGACGATGGAACGGAAGTTGCAATCGCAACACCGGAAAAAGGATTTCTTAATGGCAGACCTGAATTGGAAAAAACTGAAACAATGGAAAATCCGTATGTAAAAGCGATTCAAGCAATGTTAATGGAAGAAGGTGTGGAAGATGGCGAAGTGGAATGAATACGGCTTAAAAACTGGAACGTCTGCTAGGGATGAAGTCTTGATACTGGATTCCGACACAAACACCAACAAGCGCATCACCGTTGAGGATATCCAAGAATTTTCAAACGGCAAGATGCTCGAAAAAGAAAACTCCACGCTGAGTACCGAAGCAAAAACCTTGATCGGCGCGATTAACGAAGTGGATGCCAAAAACAATGCACAGGATGAAAGCCTTGAAGCAATAGAAAAGAAATTTTCTAGTTATGTAAAGAAGACAGATGTAGACAGTACGCTTTCGGTAGCTGGTTCTCCGGCAGACGCAAAAGTTGTCGGTGAACGATTCAAGAGCAATGAAAAAGTCATAGCAGAGTTAGCAGATAAAAAAATAACAAAATTCTATGCAAGTAGTCAGGGAAACACTCATTTACCAGATTCAGATAAAGGAAAAATACAAGATATGTTTTTGTATGGAAAATCGGAACAAGTGCAGTATAAAGGTAAGAATTTATTGAATCCGCAAGCACAAACACAGACAAAAAGCGGTGTTACATTAACAGCGAATGGTGATGGAACATACACAGTAAAAGGAACGGCAACAGAAGATACATTATTTCCTGTTAATAGCATAGGCGTTGAAGCAAATAAAACATATAGACTTGTTGGTTGTCCTTCTGGTGGTTCTAATGCGAAATATAATATGATAATGCAAGATACTGTTAACTGGTCGACAGCATTTGACTATGGAAGTGGCGTTAATAAAAGTTATTCAGAGTCATATACAATAATGGTTAGTATTCAAATTAAATCTGGTGTAACTGTCAATAACCTTATATTCAAACCAATGCTTACAACAGATACAACAGCGACTTATGATGATTTTGAGCCCTATGTAGGTGGTATCCCATCTCCAAACCCAGAGTATCCACAGGAGATAAAGACAGTAGTAAACCCAGTGGTAAAGGTGAGAGGGAAGAATTTGTTTGATTTTGAAAAATTCAAAGGAACAGAGGTTGTGAGAGGGAGTGTTGATTACGATGAAAATGGATTAACACTTACAAGCACTGGTGAAGATTGTTACACGTTATTTTTACATACGGATAAGGTACTAAAAATTCCAGTTAAGTATGGGAAGACATACACTTTGTCCTGGAAAGCTTCTAATGATTTATCAGGTAATATTGTTGTTTTTTTTGATGGAAAGACTGCGGATTATGTTACGGTAAATAATGCTAACGTGAAAAAAAGTGTATTTAAAATTCCAGTTAATAAAACGTTTATAACTATTAGATTTGGAGTTCTTAGAAGTGGAAACACAATTCGATATTATGATATACAGTTAGAAGAAAATATTGATTCTACTTCTTATGAACCATACACTGAACAATCAGTAACACTTCCATATACCCTCTATGCAATACCAGTATCCACAGGTGGAAATGTAACAATCGATGGACAGCAATATGTAGCTGATTATGTGGATGTGGAACGCGGGAAACTGGTTAGGATGTGCAAAGAGGTTGAATATAATGGTGATGAAAATTGGGAACTGCAATCAATAAATGAAAATAATATTGCAAATTTTCGTATTTATGAAAAAATGTTTTTAGGGTTTAAAGGACTAAGCGATAAATTATTGTTGCAAACTGATACAATTCAATATATAAGTAGAGAAGGAATCTATATAAATGATACATTTGTTGTTTATATTAGAATTAGTAAAAATAGAAATATCTCTACAGCAACCGAGTTTAAGAGCTTTTTATCAAAAAATCCTATTCGCGCATTATTTGCACTCTCCACGCCCAAAGAAATAGACTTAACACCAGAACAAATACAAGCCTATAAATCTCTTTCCACAAACTATCCAGTAACAAATATAGAGGTATCATCAGAACAGCTAGATGGATACACCATCTTTAATTATCCTATCAGCATGGCAGAGGGTTGGAACTATGTAAAGCAACAATTAAACGACAACAGGGATTACATTTATGATATGGATTTACAGAGCGCAGAAGCTTATGTAAATTCCGAATATGCAGTAGCGTTAACAGAATTGGAGGTAATGTAGAATGTTATTTATGACTTTGAACAAATTAAAAATGAGAAAAGGACTGACAGAGGACTTAAAGACCAAGATTGATGTGTTTTACGCACTCGGCAGATTGACAGAAAAGGAATATTCTGAACTGATGGATATTCCTTATGAGGAAGTAGGAGAGGATGAAAATATTGCGGAAAACGAATAATTTTTACAATAACAAGGGAAAGAAATGCGTTTTTTAATGATTCTTGCTAAAAAATCGAAAAAAATTAAGTAAAATCATTAAAAAACGTTATATTGCTCGTTTCTGTGTGTGGTATAATAGGTGCAACAAATCATTAAACATCTTAGAATCACACTCAGGAGGGGTATTATGAACGAAACGGTAATGATTTTGAGAAAATGCCATGTAAATTCTAGGTATAAAGGATACCATTATATCCAAGATGCGGTAGAAATCTTGGCTGCCAAAAATGAAGAAAGTGAAAATGTTCGCATGATGAAAGACGTATATCCAGTTATTGCTGAAAAATACGGCACGTCACCGGAGAACATCGAAGCAGCTATCCGAAGCGCCGTTGAAAAATGTTGGAAAAGCAACAGGGAATATGTGCAAGAGATTCTAGGTTATAGTACAACGAAATGCCCGAGTAATTCAGAATTTCTCGATGCACTTATTTTCTATCAGAAGTTCGTGGAATAAGAAAGCTCCCCGGAAAATGGGGAGCAGATTCTACACTTCCAATATTTCAATCGGGTTTTCCTCGTCATATAGCAAATCTTCCGGATTCCCTAAGAACTTGTAAATAAGCACAACATCTTTTAAGTGCGGATCCGTAGCAAAAATCATTATCGTCTTTCTCCGATCGTCCACTATCGGGAATGAGTCCATTAAGTATTCAACGCCCTTTATTGCAAAATTTCCACACATTGTTTTTACCACCTTTTTACTCCATAATACTCTATTAGTATGTAACTTGTAAACACACATTATAGAAAGGAATTTTTCTATGGAACAGATTATGAATTATGTAAAACCAGAGCTTGTTGTTGTAGCGATCGCACTGTATTTTATCGGAGTCTGCTTAAAAGAAGTGCAGACCGTAGCAGACAAATACATCCCGGCAATCCTTGGAGTGATCGGGATCGTGATCTGCGGTATCTACGTGGTGGCGACTTGCGACCTTAAAGGTACACAAAATATTGCAATGGCTATTTTTACGGCAATTGTACAAGGTGTTCTGGTTGCCGGATTAAGCAATTATGCCAACCAGTTAATCAAGCAGATGAATAAGGACGAATAGGCAGACGAAGCTATTTGTTTGACCGCAAAAAGTTAGCGGTAGAAAGGAAATGTTATGGCATTAAATGGAATTGATATTGCAAGTTATCAGACAGGAATTGATCTCAGTGTAGTACCATGCGATTTTGTGATCGTAAAGGCAACAGAGGGAACAGGCTACGTGAACCCGGATTTTGCAAGAGCTTACGCACAGGCTAAGAACGCCGGAAAGTGTCTCGGTATCTACCATTATGCGACTGGTGGAGATTACCAGAAAGAAGCAGATTACTTCCTTGATAGAATTGGAAAACGTGTAGGCGAAGCAATCCTTTGCCTTGACTGGGAGGGGCAGAATAACCCGGCGTTTGGCAACTCCGATTTTACATGGTGCAAGAGCTGGCTTGACTATGTATACCAGAAAACAGGCGTGCGTCCGCTCCTGTATTGTTCGCAGTCTGTAGCATATAAATTCGCTAATATCGGCAATTACGGACTCTGGATTGCACAGTACGCAGACATGAACGCCACAGGATACCAGGATAAGCCGTGGAATGAGGGAGCTTATACTTGCGCTATCCGGCAGTATAGCTCGTGCGGTAAATTGAATGGATGGGGCGGTAATCTCGATCTGGATAAATTCTACGGCGACAAGGACGCATGGAACAAATACGCCGGAAAAGGAAATGCAACCAAACCGTCGGAAACGCCGAAACCGACAGTGAATACTCCGGGCGGTTCCACGCTCGATCTGGTTGTTGGAGTCATGCAAGGAAAACACGGGGCTGGCGACAATCGCAAGAACGCCCTTGGAACACGGTATAACGAAGTCCAGAGCTTCATCGACCATATCTATTCTGCACCGGTAGATACACTGGTGAACGAAGTAAAAGCCGGTAAATATGGCAATGGCGACACAAGAAAGCTTGTTCTCGGCAGCCGTTACAATGATGTGCAGAACAAGATCAACGCTGCGTCTGCCAGAAAATCAAATGAGCAGATCGCACAGGAAGTTCTTGTCGGTAAATGGGGCAACGGAAACGACAGAAAGAATCGACTTACATCTGCCGGATATGACTACAATACGATTCAGAATATCGTGAACGGTAAGTCAGGTGCTTCATCCGCACAGTATTACACGGTACAGTCCGGTGATACGCTCTCCGGCATTGCATCCAAATACGGCACAAGCTACCAGAAGATTGCACAGCTTAACGGAATCAGCAATCCGAATCTGATCTATGTTGGACAGAGATTAAGGGTAAAATAGGCATAAAGAAAGACGGGTGGAATGATCTACCCGTCTTTTAAATTCTATTTATTTATCGCAAATTCGATATCCTTTAAGCTCCAGAATCCCGGAGAAACTTTGATTTCAAATTTTTTATAATCTGTAGGTACTTGATAAACAATAACACCATTCATTTTCTTTCCAGCTGCTACACTTCCGTCAAGCTGACCCTGATCTTTGGCTTCTGGTGCTTGCAATCCAATAATGTCTTGATTTAATGAATAATCATCACAGTATGCTTCAAAGCAAGTCACAGAACTGATGTTGATGTCACTTTTTGAATTGTTCTGGATGTCAAAATTTAAAATCAAAAACTCTTTCCCGTCATCCGGCTTGATGATGTCAGTTCCGGCTGATTCTGTTGCAGACACAAGTGTGATTGTAATGTCTTTAGATTCAACTGAATCACCGACTGCAAATACTTTCTGTTCCTCTTCTTTTTCCTCTGTGTCGTCTTTTTTTGCTTCTGTGCTTACGGCTGTTTCAACTTTCTTTGGCTTATCGTCACTTCCTCCGCCTATTGCTGATCCAATTGCTCCGATTGCTAAAACAGCAACTACGGCGACAAGACAACCTGATTTTTTTGCCATATTCTTTTCCTCCCTCTGGCGTTCCTCTTCGCCATTTAGTATATGCTTTCATTATAATCCTGGTGGGAAATAAGTCAATAGGGCAAAAAGACTTTTAGACAAAAATGTACGAAAGTATAGGCGGTAGACCGCCAAGCGTAAATGTCGATAAAAAAAGCATTTTCCGTACTTTTTTAGCCTTTTTTCGCATATAAATAATAATATGATAGGAAGAGAGGAAAAATAAGGAGGGAAAATTGCACCAATTGACAAAATAGAACATATGTTCTATAATTTTTGTATCGCTACTGTATCGTGTGGGTTCTGGGAGGTATTGCTATGGAAGAAGAAAAGAAAAAAGAAGAGTTAATAAAGATGATTGAGGAAGTAAATAATCCGAGCCATTTGTCTATGATTTATGGTTTTGTTAGACGAATATGCCTAGAAGAGAAAAAAGAGAGGATGTAATTTCCTCTCTTTTTTCTTATCTTGCAAACCGATCAATAAAATTCCAAAAAAGTTCTTTATCTTCCGAAGTCAAAGAATAATATTTCATTATTGCTTCTTTCATTTTTTCGTCATTCACGCCGATCGATGCGCAAATGTCGCCATAATCCAAATCGATTTCATTGAACATTTCACCGGTTCCGTTACGGAGCCATTCTTCACGAACGTTATATTTTTCGCAAATCAATTTGATTACAGCATCTGAAGGACTTCTCCTACCCATTTCATAACTAGAAATATTGGAAAAAGATATTCCAAGATTGTCTGCAAATTTCTGCTGACTACCTATATTTAAGGTTTTCCGTAACATTTTCAATCTTTCGTGCATCATTTCACCTCCCATCTATCTAATAGTAGTGTACACCCAAATGGGAGAAATATCAACATAAAAATATGTACATTGTACGAAAATATATATTGACAAATAACGTACATAGTGCTATATTAAGAATGTACAAAGTACGAAGGAGGTGAGTACATGGTAAAAGAAAAGAAGTCGGAAATTATGACGGATGGAAAGCGTTTCGCAAAAATGTTTTCGTCTTTGAGCGAAGAAAATAAAACAATGGCAATCGTATATTTATCTGCTTTAAGAGACAAAGAAATGGCTGATATGTCATCAAAAAGTGGAGAAGATACAGGTGGTACAGCTTAGGAGGTGAGAACGTGGAATACAGTCCATTAGGTAATGGGAAACCAATATCCCAGAGAACACACGACAACTGTGTAGAAACTACTTTCGAAAGAACGAACGGATTGAAGTCCGAATATGAAATTTATGTAAACTGGATGAATCCGAATCAGATAGCAGAAGTGTCATTTCAGTTGCCTTTCCGCGATTGGCAGAGACTTGAAAAGTCTGAGGTTTGGAAAAATCTGGATGAATTTCTGGCGGGAGTTCAAATCGAATATATTCCGAAGTACCACCGAGCCCCACCAACTGTAGAGGAAAAGGTTGTGTATAGAAATCTTTTAGGGCGGGTACGTGTCTACGTTCGTGATAAATTGACTCGGCAATAGCACGTTCTTTTGAACACGAATAATGTTTGCCATCGTAAATATAAGAGATGTTCACAATGGAAATAGCAGTGGTGGAATGATTGATGATTTCGAAATGGACAATCAAATCATGGTCTTCGTTTAGCGTATATCCCAACGGAATAAATTCTACTTTCTTTCGGGATTGGAATATGCTCTTGGCAGTACCGACAGCACCGAAAACCGCGATAGCAAAAGTTACATTTTCTCTTGTGAATAATTCTTGCATGAAATTAAAAATGGCGTGCATTATACAACCTCTTTTCTTTTGGTATTTGAAAAATTATAACACAAAAAGGGGTGATAGCGAAGATGAAAATAACTAAGGTTGGATACACGATGGTGGTAATTGCAACTTTTCTAAATTCCATTACATTATTTTGGCTTGTATATATTCGATAAAGTCAATGATCGCAGACATCAATTTAGGAGGTGAAAACATGAAACCCAAATTTGCACTTGTGCAGATAGGAAAAACCACAAACGTTTTTATTGATGGAAAATACATCACAAACGGCATAGAAGACTTAACATATCATGCTAGAAATGAAAATGGAGAGCTTTGCCCGACTTTAGAGTTGAAAATCAATGTTCAGAATTTTTCTTTTGACGGTGGTATTGCACTAGATCAATTTGTTGAAACGCTGAACAGAAAGAAAAAAATCCTGAGCGAAGTTGCTAAAGTAGTAAGTAGCAAAAACACTCAGGAAAGCGATTAAGGAAGAAGGTGAAAACATAAAGTGGTAACAGCATCAGTCGTTTGCACAGTATACGGAATAGCTGCACTTGTTATAGCTGCTATTGCAACAGAACGTGAAAAACCGTTATGGCTATTTAAGAAAGTGCCATATTTGACTTGCAGTTCTCAGGTTTCAATAAATTTGGCGGTGGCATTACTTCTGATTTATTATATCGGACAAGCTAATGCATAAATCGTCAAAAAGTTTTTTTGCTTCGTCAATCCTATTGCTTTTGATGCAGGCATCCAGTTCGCTTATTTGTTTTCTTAATTTTTTAGGAACATACAAATAAAGCATTCCTTTTGCTTTATTGTATTTGGAAACATTTGTGAGTGAATTCAATTCGATGCAACATCCGACCGCTTCAATGTAAGCTTCGATGGTGGCGAATTTTTTATCGAAGTTAAAATCCATTTTTCGTATTTTTATTTGGTGCCGGTTGTTTAGAATTGTCGTTATTGTTGGCAAAACAATAGAGCAAAGAGTTAATAAGAGTGCAAAGTTTACTGTAGAGTCAAATTTCATTTTATCCCTCCTTTCAAGGAGAGTATACCACAGAAAGGAAGTGATGGATTGAAAATCAGAATTATCGAATCATTGGCAATGATCGCTTCTTTGATCTTTGTATTTTGGAAGTTAAAAAAAATAGATAAGAAGTTAATCCAGATCAAAGAAAGCTATAACATTACCGGGAAAAAACTTATTTATTAAGTTCAATAATTTTTTCCACAAGATACTCAACAAGAACGGGAATTGATTCATTTATGGCTTTTGACATTGCGATATCTGCACTGTATTCATTCAGATATTTTTCATAGCAATCAGAGTAAGAGGACTTATATTTTCCGATTGCGGAATCAGAAATCAGTTGAGCCAATTTCTTTGAATCGATTTCAGTCATAGAACACACCTCCTTGATATTGATACAAGGAGTATACCACAGAAAGGAAGTGGTTTGGCAACAACAAAAAAATTACAAAGGAGAAAAGATGGCACTGGAAATTATTAAAGATTTGAAAGTAAAGAACAGTATGCTGACAGCAATCAATGTTCTGCTGATTATCTTACTGATCTTAAAGTAAGGATGTAGAGAGGTGAAGAAAAATAGGATAAAAAAACAGCTAAGCAGAGAACTTGATGAAACTCTCGGAGCTGTAGTATCCGCATTATTCCCGATCCTATTCACCATCTTTTTAGTTGGGTGGTGGGTAGCTTTTGGATACTAAGAGAGTGAGAACAAGTAAGCTTGACAGTGTGATAGCTGAATTTGACAGCTTCGAGCTGAAAGACGAAAAAGCCAGATATTTCAGAGATTGTGCAGTAAAGTATATCGAATTACTGGCAGATAGACTGGATGATCTTGGAATCAAGAGCATAAAAAAATGCCCTTGCCGGACGAATCCGGTCAAGGACACAGAAAAAAATACAACTAAATTATAACACGGAAAGGGGAGAAAGACAATGACAATCAACAATGACTGCATGACGGTAACGATATCTATTGCTAAGTATGAAAGATTGATCGAAAGTCAGACTAAGCTTCAGATATTTGAAAGATTGGCAAAGAGAGAACAGACAGCCTACCTTGATGTAGCAACGGTTCTTGGGATCTTGGAAGTTGGAAGAGAGGAAAAGGGTGATTCCGAGTGATCGAGGGATACGATGAATGGAAAACCGCACTTCCAGACGAACCGAAGCCGGTAGCATATTGCGATATCTGCGGTGAACCACTCTACGAGGGAGATTACATCACGGATATTTGCGGAGAGAACTGGTGTGATGAGTGTTTGAATGGAGACTTAAGGAGGATGTTATAAATGCTGAAAAGCTATGAAGAAATGCGAAAAGTCGATGTGCGAAAGCATTGCAAAAAGCGTGACGGCATCGATTATCTTAATTGGGCGAAATGTATTGATCTTCTTCGGGAGAACGGTGCGGAAACGGTATATTTTGAGCCATGCACCGGAGCGAATGGAAGTAGCCTGATTGCATCAGAGCATACCTTTACGGACAAGAATGGATCTGTAAATCGTTGCTACGAAACGAAGATAAAGGTTGTTGTTGATAACAATACTTACTATATGCAGACTCCGGTCATGAATGGCAGCAATCCGGTAAAAGACAACTCCATGTCCCAACAACGAGTCTGGAATAGCATGTGCAGAGCGTTCGTGAAGTGCATTGCTATTCATACAGGACTTGGGTTTGACTTGTGGGTACAGGAGGAAAACAAACAGGAACTGAGCATTCCAGAATCACTGGAAAAGACAGCTTCACCGGCAAAGATCAAGACTATTAAAAACATGTGCACAAGTCACGGAATTGATGGAGATGCATGGGTTACGAGCAATGGAAAGACGTGGGAAACGCTTACGGAGGGCGAAGCTGCTAAGATGCTTACCGCTTTGAAAGGAAAATTCGGTGATGATTGATGGAATTCACTGGTAGGTTTTCAGATCTGATGATTGACTTGTTCAGTAAAAAGCAAAAGATCGTCCTGACAGTCAACGAGGATGCTAAACAGGCATTTGAAGAACTTAGGAGTTGTGATCTGATCGACATCGTGATTAAGAAGCACCGGAAGAAGAGGAGTCTTGACGCTAACGCTTATTACTGGGTATTGGTTTCAAAGCTCGCAAAAGTGCTTGACAGCTCAAATCCAGAGATTCACAACCATCTGCTAAGAATGTATGGAGAGCCGGAGTTATTCGACGGAATACCGGTATATACCACAATCCCCGAAACAGAAGAAGCCGAAAGAAAAGTCAATACCTTGATGGACTATCACTTAGCGCCAACCTCACAGGTAAGAGAGGGAAATGACGGTGTGATGTACCGGACATACAGATTGATTCGAGGGAGCCATACATTCAATACCGAGGAAATGGCAAGGCTTATAGATGGACTTGTGGAGAGCTGCAAAGAAGCCGGAATACCGGACAGAGAGATAGCATCAACGGAAGAGAGAAGAATACTGAAAGAGAGGTACGGGGTAGATGTCTAAAAGATTGTGGAGCATATTCACGGACGACATGGATCACTGTATGTACACAGGGTTCTACGGTGTGGAAAGACACCATATCTTCTCCCACACCCATACAGAACGGATGCTTTGCGAGAAATACGGATTTATAGCACCGTTACGACCAGACTTGCATCCGAACGGCGTACACGCCGGAAAAGAAGCATCCAAGATAGACAAGGATCTGCGGAAGAGATGCAGAGAGTACTATCTGGAGCACTATGGAACGATAGAGGACTTCCGAAAGGAGTTTTTCTATACATCGTAACTTGTTAACCGCTCATGCGAAAAATAATATATCACGCGGAACTTGCATGAATGGATTCATCCTCCGGGAAACCGGAGGGGAAAGGAGAACGATGAACGCAGAAGAGTATTTCGCGAAAATACCGGACGGACATGGAAAAGCTATGGCACGTCCTTACAATCCGGCAACCGACCGGAGATTAAGGGACATGATCGCCAAAGCCAATCAGAACGGCGACTGTATTATCAATAACGGAAATGGTATTTTCCGTCCAGTTCCAGGCGATCCAGAAGATGAAAGACAGTTTGCACAGTATCTTAGAAAAGAATTGGCAAGAGCCAGAGCAATACTATACAAACGAATAAAAATGAAAGAAGCGTTCAAAGGTTGGAAGAATGGAATACTTTTTAAGGATTAACGGCAAGCTTGACAATCTGAATGATTACACATCCGCTTGCCGGACAAACCCGTATAAAGGCGCACAGATGAAAAGAAAGAATGAAGCAAAAGTTATAGTAGCCATTCTGGAACAGCTGAAACGCCTTAGAATCAAGAAACCAGTGTACATGGTGTATGACTGGTACGAACCTAATAAAAGGAGGGATTTGGACAATATAAGCTCTTTCGGGCGCAAGGTGATACAAGATGCGCTAGTAGAAACGAAAGTGCTTGCAAATGACAGCTGGCGTGACATCGTAGGATTTCAGGACAATTTCTATATTGACACCAAAAACCCACGAATAGAGGTAACTATAAAGGAGATAGAGAAATGAGAGATAGTTTCGTATTTTACCGATCTTTTGCAGAATCGGTGAAGAATCTCCCTCCTGAAGAATACAAAAAGGTAATGCAATCCATATTAGATTATGCGTTGGACGGTAAGGAGCCGGAACAGTCCGGCATTGAATACACGGTTTTTTGCCTGGTAAAACCTCAGATCGATGCGAATAATAAGCGGTATGAGAACGGAAAAAAAGGTGGTAGACCACAGGAACAAACCCAAGTAAAAACCAAAGCTAACCAAACCGTAACCAAGGTTAAACCAAGTGATAACCAAACAATAACCAAACCAAAACCAAACAATAACCAAACCGTAACCACCCACGAACCTAATGTATATGTAAATGTAAATGATAATGTAAATGCTAAAAAAAAGAAAGACACTAGCGTGTCTAAAGAAAAAGCGTCCCGCTTTATCCCGCCCACCATTGAAGATATAAAAGCATACTGCGAGGAAAAGGGATACAAGCTTGACTATGACCGATTTATTGACTATTACACCTCGAACGGGTGGATGGTTGGAAAAAACAGAATGAAAGACTGGCGTGCCTGTGTGAGAAACTGGGCGAGAAAGGATTCATCTGGATGTGCCGAGTATCCTACGAAAGTCTCGAAATTCCGTAATTTCCAAGAACGCAGCTACGACATGGACAAGCTTACTAGAGAGCTACTTGGAGGATAAAAGCATGAACAGGTACGAAAGAACGATCAAGATGCTAAATGACGGATATAGCGTGGCAGAAATATCCAGGGAATTGAAGCAGAGTGAATCGACAACATACAGGTACATAAGCATTTGCCGAAACGAAAAAGAGTCGAGCTTTACAGTGCAACGGCATAATCCAAAAGAACTGGAAAATTTCGTAAAACGAGGAATGCAGACAAGCCAGATTGCAAAGATCTACGGTGTATCAAAATGCACGGTGTCTAACTGGTGCAGAAGAGACGGGATCCCGACACCGACAGAGTGGAAACAGCAACATCTACAAGGATTTAATGCAGATAGGCATCTGTGCAAGACGTGCAAATACCGCATGAGAGATAACCTCATGAAAGGACACGGAGCGAATTACAATTACATCGGCATAACCGGAGAAAGCCGTAAATGTGACGCTTGCATCTGCGACAAATACGTTTTGGGAAAATCAAAAAAGAGAAAAATTAAGGAGGGATAGCCATGAAATATAAGGTTGGCGATAAAGTAAGAATCAGGAAAGATTTAGTGATGGGAGGGAATTACGGAGACTCCGTTGCTGTAGACGATATGGTAGATATGGGCGGAAACGTTGTAACGATCGAAAGAGCTGGTAACTTAGGTTATTACATCGAAGAAGATCCAGACGGCTACTGTTGGACAGACGAAATGTTTGAACCGGTAGAAGAAATGAGTGCGATAGAAGCACTTTATATTCTTGCGGAGATATGCATGAAGCAATATACATGCTCTAAATGCCCGATTCAATGTATAGATAGACAAAAAACATGCGTTAGTATTAGAAAAGAAAATCCAACAGATGTGGTTAAGGTTCTTGAACAGTGGAAAGCAGACCACGAGAAGAAAGAAATCGAGGTTGAGTTTGCTTACGTTGTTCGAGTGATTGAAGATACGGGCAAAGTGAAAAGATGTGTATACGAGGAAGATGTCACGGAAGTAAAAGAGGAAGCAATGAAAAGGGTTTTGAAAGAATACTGCAAAGAGCATGAGGGAAAACTCTTTACAGTGTACGAAGAAATCTGCCGGGTAAAGGAGTAAGAAAATGGGAGAAATCGTAAAAGGATATAAGGTTTTTAATCCAGATTGGACATGCAGTCCAAATGGAAATACAAAGAAGTACACATGTCCAGGTAAATTCGAGGAAGATATAACACCGGTAAGATGTGGACACGGGATGCACTTTTGTAGAAAAGCATCAGACTGTTTTAATTACTATAATTTTGATTTGAAAAATAAAGTAGCAGAAGTTATAGCATACGGAGATATTGTAGAAGAGGGCGATAAGTGTTGCACGAATAAGTTAGAGATCGTAAGAGAGATTCCGTGGCAGGAACTTTTGACAATCGTAAATACTGGAAAGGATTGCACAGGACTCTGTAACACCGGGAACAGGAACACCGGGGACAGGAACACAGGACTCTGTAACACCGGGAACAGGAACACCTGGGACAGGAACACCGGGGACAGGAACACCGGGAACAGGAACACCGGGGACAGGAACACCGGGGACAGGAACACCGGGGACTGGAACACCGGGGACAGGAACACCGGGAACAGGAACACCGGGGACAGGAACACC